GCCCTGATACTGCAAGCGGTGCAAGTATCAATACGGGCTTATTGGTGTGAATACTTACCTGATTAGCCCATTCTAACTGCATCAGGGTTTTGCCTAATCCGCAGTCTGCAAATATGGCATACTTACCTGCCTTTAATGCTCTTTTTACTATGAATTTCTGAAACTCAAACATTGAATTGTTTAATGATTTTGATTCAATATCGAATCCAGAAAATACATGCGCTTTTTGCTTCTTGTTAAGAAACTCTTGATATTCGTTTTTCATTATGGTTTTTATGATTTTGTTTAAAAGTTCAATTAATTATTCGTACACCCCTCTCAACCTCTCATTACACACCTGCACCTCCGCATCCGACTGCTCAAGCAGGTACTTCATATTGTACTCGATTACCTCGGCTACACTCACCTGTGGTGGCATGTAGAACCGCTCACCCTGCATCGTTACTATGTCGGCAAGGGAGAAGGATGGAATGTGTCCGTTGAATATTAAGTGCTTCGCTGTGTACCACCCCTTCTTGTCTATTGCATAGGTAGGTTTCGGATGCCTATACCCCCGTTCGTACAGGGCTTTTGATTGTTTGTAATTTGTGAATCCGTGCATGTTAAATATCAGTTGTTAATAAATCATTTGCAATTCTCAAGGCAACAACCTCAGAATTAATTTCACTCTTTTGCTTGTAATCAGTATTTACTACCCAATTACCAAAAGTGTCTTTTATGAGCACCGTTAAGAAGTATTCATATCCGTTCTGTATTGGGCTTTTCTGCCTAATAATTTGAACTTTTTTACTGCTTTGTTCGAGTTCTTTGTGTAACATGTTAAATATGGTTAAATAAATACTCTGAAATACTGAGGCACATCATGTAATATGCAAGCCCCGTGCATGCTGAATACACTGCGATTACGGCAATATGGGAATTGTTTCGATATGTCAGATATAGATTCGTAATCCACAATGCCATAATTAATATTGATACTATGAGGCTAATCATTGCTTACCTCCTGTTCCGCTTCGAGTTCAAATACAACAGGCGACCAGTGCGTGATGCCTGAGTACCACATAGAATAATGACATAAATCTGATAATTCGCTGTAATCAGGGCTACCCCAATTAACCAGTCCAATTGTTACCTCTACCTCTTCATCTCGCTCTGTCAAGTCAGTCCCTAACCAACCCCGAACCAATACCTGCTGACCCTGTTCGGGTTGCCTGTCTTTTACTGAAATCCATTCCATGATTACTTGTATTTACTTGTACTTCCCGCTGTCCAACCGCTCAGCAGGGTAGCGGTTTTGAATTAATAATATGAGGGGCAGGCTTTGAATAATCTAATCTTCGCATCCCATTTGATTTGATATTGATTGCTAAATGGGAAAACACAATCAATCCAACATTTGCCATATCGGCTAATACCCGTGCGAATTTCAATTACCTGCCCCTCTCTCGTTCTATGGGTTTGCAATGGGAGTCTGAATCGAACAGACTTCGGCAAATACTGAATTTACCGCATACCATATCCCACTATTTGTCGCTACTTTCCCGACTGTCACCATTATAACAACTGCTTGACTATGGTTAGCCACTCTCTCCCTTGCATGATGCCGTGTTGTCTTGGCTTGTAGGCACTCTGCCTATAAAATTTAATTACCCTCCATTGTCGCAATTACCTGCTTCAAGAACTCCAACAGCTCAGCCTTCGTGCCAGCAGGAATAGACAGGGTTTGAGCGGGGCTGGATTGGATGGGGCGGATATGCTTCCAGTCACCATTAGACGCAAATCCTTTGAGTGTCTGCTTATACCAATGCCCCCCATCATCGCTAAACTCATACTCCCGCCCAACTTCGGGCATGACCTCGACTTCATGGGTTGGCAACATAGATTCGGGGAGTTCGAACCAGAAAACCCACTCACATCCTGTCACGTCTAAATCACCATAATTGTAAATTGCAACAGCGCAAATTTCATCTATGCACTCATCCGCAACCCCATACACCCTACCCTTTACCCGATCGTTTTCCGGTACTTGTTTTAAACTACTTTTTAAGATTTCCATTGTTTAATTATCCTCCTTTGATTGCTTGTACTTTTCATCGCCTACACTCATACCTGTCCAAAACTCATCATCCTCATCCAACTCGGACTGCTCGCATACATCGCATACCTCATCGTGATTGAGATTACCCGCTAAATTCGGGGTTTTGCACGCCTTGCAAGGCATGACCTCGTTTTCGTCACCCCAAGCCATTAATCTTCGCCCTCCTTGCTCGCTCACGGCTAATCGCACGTGAAATTGTTGAATACGGTGAAACATCTCGCAGTTTTTTTATCTGAGCATCGGTAAGTTTTAATCCTTGCATAGCCCAAACACCTACAAGTATTTGAATGTCGTCAATGTCCTTATTTGCGCTTATCAATGCCCGAACCTTGCGGGCAATAAATGGATTAGAATGGGAGGTCGTCATCGGTTTGCGTGGTTTGTGTTGGTGTTTGTGGCTCGTGCTGGATGTCCTGAATTACTTTTACCTTCCAGCACCCAATCGTGTTAAATACTTTCATCATATTCGTCTTAGGGTCTTTCCACTCCCGACCTCTGATGTCGCAATCAAACTCGACAATTTGACCATTGATTAACTTGTCGCCCTCTGCGCATCTGTCGCCTGCCAACTCGATTTGAATTGTTTGAGGATAGTCGGTGTCGTTATCAATTAGGACATGAACCGCTCTTACGTGGAAGTTATTTCCTCTTACTTCCGTTTGATTGACACGTACTACCGTGCCTGTGATTTTGATCTTCATACTGCTGTTATTATTTATTTTCTGCTTGTGCCCATTTCTTAAACGCCTCGAACTTCGCCTCAATCAATTGTATTGTGGCTTGAGTTTTCTTCGTGTATTTGCCCTGTGGAGGTTGTGGCAATTCGAATGAATTAATCCATGATTCCAGCCGTACCGATTCAGATTGAGCCTGTAAAGCCTCTTGCTTTTCCCGCTCTGCTTTAATTCTTGCATTCTCTGCATCAACTCGTGTCTGTTCTGCTTTGCGTAAATTCTCGGCATCCTCTTGCGCTTTACGTGCCTTTTCCTGCTCCGCCTTTAATTTTGCATCGGCTTCGGCTTGAATGCGCTTTGCCTCGGCTTCACGTGCAACACGTTCTTTTTCCTGCCTGTCCTGTTCTGCTTTGATTTCAGCCTGACGCTTGCGCTCTTTTTCCTCGGCTTCAAGCCTTAAACGCTCATTCTCTTTACGCACCTTTTCATGCTCTGCATCGTGCTTATCTTTATCGGCTTTGGCTTGCGTTCCGATTTCGATAATTTTTGCCTCGTCCATTTCGCCAAAATTAAGCGAATTAAATTCAGGTATGAAGTCCTCGTATTTTGCCAGTCTTGACTTGCGGTCGTTATGAAGATTTACAACTCGTTCCGCTTCAACTCTATCCTGTTCCGCCTTGATTTCTGCATCTCTTTTCGCACGTAAACCCGTTACATAGGCATCGAATGCGTCTTGCGGAAAATCGGCAAGTCCTGGCATTTCAACCGCATTGAACTCGGCAATGATAGCAAGCCTTTCCTGTCTGCGGACTTCGCGTTGTTCGGCCTCCCATCGCTCTGCAAATTTCTCTTTGTGCTCTAATTTGGTTTCGAGGTTGTCAAAAACAGCTACAACCATTTGACCTGAACGCAACAGCAACTTGTCCTCCAGTACATCGTCTGCCATTCTCGCCTTTACGATTTTACGCTTTTCATTAATCAGCTTTTCAGCTGTTAATCTAAACTGCCTCAATTGAAGCCTGCCCGTTTTCGCCAATGCCATTTTATCAGTTTGGCTTGGGTCTGTGATTTCGATTAAATCCACCTGTGATTTCCATTCCTCCGCCTTGGCAAAGAATGGTGCAAGTAAATCTTTCACCACATTCTTTTTTTCGTCTGCAAGGGGTGATTCTTGCAGGACTTGTACTAATTCCATTGACATGATATGATTTTTTAAAATGTTACTTGTTGATAATACTTTTCAAATTTCGCCCAGAACTTGACAATGATTGCCATTAACTCACCCAGCTCGGCCTGCACTTCATTACGTGTTATGCGATGAATATAAAGTGGTCTGGGTGCAAATCTTGGGTCATACGATACGAAGTCAACCCACTGCTGATTCTCATTCACTATAAAATACTGCAATGCCTGATACTTGTGTTCATTCGGCAATCCGCCCATGCGGATATATTTGATATGGGTCTTCGTATTCGGACACTTTACCTCAACTGCGCCCGTTCTGTCGGGTGTCAATCGGTCTGGACTCATGCCCAAATAATCAAATACGCTATGGGTGCAGAAGCCAACCGCCTCCATCTTATTACCTGTATGCGCCATGTACGCCCGTACCGCTTCATCTTCGTGGTCAGTACCCCATTGCATCGCATCTGACACGTAGCCATCCTGCGTATCCCATAATGCATCGTCTGGGCAACTGCGCTCGTATATCAGCGCATCGACTACTTTCAAATTATCCGACTTCATAATGTCGGCTACTCGTGACGATGTAATACGTCCAATCCGCAATTTATGCCACTCTGGCGTGCCTTGCTCTACTTTGTGTTCTATCATTTGCTTAATTCGTTTTTGCGTGAATCCTTTGCAGTTAAACACACTGCCTTACCACCCGCATCAAGTGCGTTCCATAATGCGCTGAGTTCGTTTAAGTCTTTTGCCTCGGATATGGCTTTGATTTCGGCTTCATAGGTCGGTTGTGGCAATTCATTTACAACTCGGTTGCGGACACGTAATGCGTCTGTTACGTCACCAAATGCCTTTACATTTGTATCAACTCCAATTACTATCTGCCTGTCTTTCCACTGCTCAATGAAGGGAGTTTTAAGCACTTTCTGAATTGTGCGCTGATTGATATTGTTTAGGATAATTGGCTTGGTTTCGTAAGTCACAAGGACGTTTTTCTGTGACTTTCGACCGCCATCGCCTATGATTTCCTTAATTGTAACCGATTTAATCTTTACGGTAATTTCTCGATACGTGCCATCCGGATTGATTAGGTCGTGTGACCCGAAATAATCGGGATTGGTTAATTTTTTCCAGTGTGTTGTCATGATTATGATTGTTTAAAGATTAATTGATTACTTTGATTGACCTCAAATCTGCCTGCGAAGTGACTGCAAAATATTAGTTCTGCATAGGATGCGATGAGGTAGGTGTCTTTGGATATTTCGATTGGGAAGTTCATTTTAATGTTTTTTAAAGCAGGGCAGGTCGTTCCTGATGCGACCCGCCCGCTTGCCTATGTGAAATTATGCTTCTAATTATTCCTGTGCCAATTCCTCATTAACCTCTTCGCACCATGATACGATGTTGAATACTACATCATCATTGAACATGTAATCCATAATGGCTAACTGCTTATCGTCATAAGATTCAATTTCTGACAATGAATCGATAAACATTGAATCGGTTATGTATCTCGTATGAGTTGATTTCTGACCCTCGTAATCGACATGAGCGATTAGATTCCATCCACCTCTCCCTTTAAATTCGGTTTCGAAGGTTACGTAAATTTGAAATTCGCCTTGGATGATTCCGTTGCGGTTGTGTTGTGCGTCGATCGTTGTGAACATGATGTGATTGTTTAAATTGTGATTGTTTAATTGAATACTCAAAGGTAAAATGTTTTTTAATACGCCCGACATTTAAACACGGTATTTTTTGTAAGTGGTTGATAATGAGGGAGAAAAATTTACATTATTTTTACCGAACTATCTATTTTCACCCATTTTAGCCAATATATTATTTTGCACATAATAATATCCTACCTATTTTTACAGTATGAAAAAACGTAAAACCATTGAAATATCGAACAAGGTTCTGATATTTTACAAAAAACAAGCGGCCAAAACCGTAGACCAGTCGCCAAAATCACTTATGGAGCGCGACCTTACACTTATCGCGCAAGGCCACAAAATAATGCCGAAAAAAAATGCAGACGCTTAGGCCGTACCAGTCCGATGCGATTGAACAACTGCGCACCGCAATGCATCGGCATAGGCGCACAATTCTATGCGTACCAACTGGAGGTGGCAAGACTACTATAGTTGCCGAAATGATTAGGCGCGCGATAGGTCGCGGTAAGTCAATTCTATTCCTTGCACATCGCGCTGAATTACTTGACCAAGCCGTTGAGAGGTTGCAGGGGTTCGGTTTAAGCCCTGGCGTTGTGCAGGGCAAAAATGTATCAAACAACCCTCAACTTAATGTGGCCAGCGTTCAGACCTTGCGGAACAGACCCAATGGCATATTCCCACCTGACATCATATTCATTGATGAGTGCCACCTGTCAATGGCCAACTCTTACCTAACCATTCTCGAACGCTACCCGAACGCGTATGTCATTGGAATGACAGCAACACCCACCCGGCTTGATGGCAAACCATTGGGTGACATCTATTCAAAAATTGTAAACCCTATAAGCATTACAGACCTTACCGACAACGGCTATCTCGTACCCGTAAAGGCATACGGCGTGCGCGATTCGCCCGAAACCGATGATATAAAGTCAGCGCGCGGTGATTTTGATAATACCGAACTATACAAGCGATATGACAAGCCACAATTATACGCCGGCGTTGTTACGAATTATATCAGATTTGCCAACAACAAGCCGTTTATCTGCTTCTGCGTAAATGTAATGCACTCAATTAAGACAGCAGAAGAGTTCAGGAAGAATGGCATTGCAGTTGAGCACGTCGATGGTACAACAAATGAAACAATGCGAAATCATAATATTGCATTGTTTCGCGCGGGCATAATTCAGGGCATTTGCAACGTCGGTCTATTCACAGAAGGATTCGATGTGCCACACGTGGAATGCGTTATATTAAATCGTGCTACTCAATCGCTTGCCCTATACTTGCAAATGGTTGGCAGGGGCTTACGACCATCGAATAACAAAGAGCACTGCATCGTAATTGATCACGGCAAAAATATTGCGCGCCACCAATGGCACGACATAGACAGGGAATGGTCACTTGAACCCAAAAAGAAAAAGAAATCCGATAAAATTGGCGCGATGTCGGTTAAATTGTGCGACTTTTGCGAGTTCATGATGCCCGTAAATACCGTAATTTGCCCTGAGTGTGGACACGAGCACAATCGGAAAGAAAAGGTTGCTGTTGAGGCTGAATTTGCCGAACTTGAACGCCCTAAAATTCCCCAGCATCTTCGCAAAAAATGGGGGCAAATGACCGAGCAAGAACTCCGCGAATATGCAAATTTCAGAGGCTATAAAGAAGGTTGGGTTAGGGTACAATTAAAACTTAGAAAATGACTATTTCAATATACAAATCAATAAGTGATACAAAGGGGAAGCAGACCATAGTAATTGACCAGTTCCTATCTTACATTAAAGACGGCAGGTGGAAGGATAAGGTTATGGCAATTCGCGAAACGCAAGACCCAGAACTCAAAAAGCAAATGCCTATTGCAACGGTTTCAGGACGATTCGCCGAACGGAATAAAGCCAATCTACTTGAGCATTCAGGGTTTATCTGTATTGATATTGACAATATAGAGCCGGAACAGATGGTGGAGGTTGCCAATAAGATATGGGGTGATATTTATACCTATGCCTCTTTCAAATCCATTCGCGGTAATGGACTGGCAGTCCTTGTTAAAATCGATCCGGCCAAGCATGAGGACGCATTTGAAGGACTGGAAAGGTACTACGCTCAAACCTACCAAATATCAATTGATAGGAGTTGCAAGGATGTTTCACGCGCGCGCTTCGTAAGTTATGACCCGCACCTCTATGAGAATAAGCGAAGCCATATTTTCAAAAAGTACATACCAAAAAAAGAAACGCCTAAAAATATTCCAAGTGCCGTACTTCCAAATGCCGACCTCAACTCTATACTTTCCCAAATCGCTCAAAATAAAATTGATATAACCAATGGTGATTATCACACATGGCTTCGTATCGGGTTTGCCATTGCAGATTATTTCGATGAAGCCGGACGATCTTACTTTCATGCCGTAAGTGAAAATAGTGAGAAGTATAACCCAAAAGTGTGTGATAGGCAATATACGGCATGCTTAAAGGGTAAAGGTAGTGGGGTGCATATCGGCACATTTCTATATCACTGCAAAGAGGCAGGCATACAAACTATTTCGCGCCAAACCAATCGGGTAATAAAGGCAGTCGAACAAGGCAAAAAAACAGGGCAGAAAAAGGAAAACATCATTCGCACCATGTCACAACTTGAGGGCATGGATGAAGCCGATGTAAAAGAGATAGTTGATAAGGCATACGACGCCACTGATTTAAAGCCAGCTGGAACGACAAGTATTGATACAATTGAATTGTATGTAAACACTAATTATAAACTTCAATTCAATACCATTACTAAACGACTCGAAAACAACAGTGAACCACTTGACGACCGAGGCGAGAACTCCATGTTTATAAACCTTAAAAGTATTGAGCCGAAAATATCACAAGATTTGTTAAGAACCTACCTTCGCAGTGACCGCGTTACCGCATACAACCCTCTGCTCACTTTCCTCGAATCCAATTCACACCGCACGCCCTCAGGTGTTATTAAATCCATTGCTGACTGCATTGAGGGCATAAATGGTGAACTCGATAATGGTGATGTAGTTGATGATTACGTGGAATTATTCCTGACAAAATTCTACTTAGGCCTTATTGCAGGTGCGCTGGGTGATGAAGTGCCACCTATCGTACCCGTTTTGTATGGGAATAAAATCGGTACGGGTAAAACTGAATTGTGGCGTAAACTGCTACCTAAAGAATTGCGATCGTACTATCAAGAATCAAGCCTTTCAAAGGGGCAGGACGATGAAATACTTATGTCGATGAAGTGGATCATTTGCGATGACGAATGGCGCGGTAAAATGAGCCAAGACGCGCGATACATGAAGTCTGTATCTGGTACTTCATCCAGCACATTAAGAAGAGCATACGCGCGCGATTATGAGGATGTAAAACGACTTGCTATGCTATGTGGTACTTCCAATGATACCGATATAATTCAGGAAGGAAGTAATAGACGAATCGTGCCAATAAATTGCACTAACATTGACCTCGAAGCATATTACAAAATCGACAAAACAGACGCGCTAATTGAAGCATACCACCTCTATACAAGTGCGGGTGAATCTGCATTTCTCAATGCCTATGAAAATGATATGTTGCAAAAGGTAAGTATGAAAAATACCGCGCCAGATGCAAACGAGGAATTATTACTTTTATTTTACGAAATGGGAGAGCCACAAGACCCGAACTGCATCGCCCTGACCGCGACCGAAATTGCCAGCCAGATTCAATCGCGGACTCAGATACGGGTTTCAGCAGTTGGCATTGGTAGGTGTCTTAACAGACTAGCATTCAATAAGGGGACGGAGAAGAAGCCTGGGTGCAATTCGCGCCAGATTTACTTCGTTGTACCAATTCGGCAACAATCGCAATAATTTCGTCCGAACTCCGACACACCTTTACAATTACGCCCTGCTCAGCCCATTTCTGATGCAGGGCTTTTTGTTGCGCGCTCAATAATCCCTTTGCCGTTTTAACTTCGATGTAATGCGTTTTACCTGCCCAGATGAATACAAGGTCTGGAACGCCTGCGATAACGCCTTGTGCTTTAAATTTAGCACCTTCACGTGCATTCGTGAACATGCCGTTTGGTACGTGGAACAAACATAAACGCGTTTCAGGCATTTTGTTCCAAATATGCATAATAGCGTCCTGCTGAATTTTACTTTCGGTCTTTTCCATGCACAAATGTAAGAATATGTAAGATATGTAGGATGGCGTAAGATGGGTTTTTATCTATCCTACGCCCGTAACATACCTGTTTTTCAATAAATTACATAACTTTACGTAAGATAGATGGGGTTTTTTCGCAAATACCTGCTTTTCTATAAAAATAAAAAATAAATTTTTTCGAAAAAAAATTTCAATATCCCTCTAAAAGTAAATATATCTTATACTATCTTATTTTATACTTATATTCTATTGATTTTCAATAAGGTTACGGACGTAAGATGAAAAAGTTTTCAAGTTACGCCATCCTAAACTGCCTGATAATCAACCAACTATCCTACAACCATAAAAGTAAATGTTTGTATATCAATACATTATAAATGTGGCGCATTCAATATCGTTTTATTTCGTAAATTTGACGCATGGCAAAAGTCACAAAAGCAAAGCCAAAAGAGGGCAGACCTACTAAGTACAATCAGGAAATAGCAGACCTGATTTGCGAACTCATTTCAATGAGCGAAAAAGGCATACATAAACTCTATGCCGAGAATAAAGATTGGATGCCAGTACCTTCAACTATTATGTTATGGCTTACCAAGCACCCTGAATTTTCGGAACAATACACGCTGGCGAAGCGGTTGCAGATGGATTTAATGGGCGAAAAGATAATTGATATTGTCGATGATTCAAGTAATGATGTGCTGATTACCGAACGAGGCAACATTGCTGAGAATCGAGAATTTACGAGCCGATCAAAACTTCGAGCCGAAACGAGAATGTGGCTAATGGAGCGATTATCACCCAAGGTTTACGGCAAGCAAACCGAGAAGGAATCGGACAAACCAGCCGAAGCCTACCAACCGCCCAACATCACCGTAAATATTAGCCAGGAAGCGATTGATAAACTTAAGAAATAATCATGGACATTTTCAACCGAAAAAAAGTAAAGCAACTCGAAGCAGAGTTGAGCAAATTGAACATCGAGTTATTGCGATACAAGAACGCAAACGAAAGATTACAAATTGACATTAGGCGAGCAAAGGATGTTCAGGAGGTCAAGCACGTAATACTTAATGAAGATGCGGTTGCATTGGCAAATCATATCAAATCGAGGTGTGTAAAGCGGGGGCGTTGTAGTCGTGGTAAATGCGGATTTATTTATCACGTACCAGCCGAAATGTTAGACGTTAAGCCATGACCGAAGCCGAAAAAGACCAAATCGAAAAAGCCGTAGAGCGGAAGGTTGCCGAACTCATGGAGTTGGTGCATACGGTTCAAATTGTTGTAACTATTCATGACCCCGCAAATAACGAAACAAGCGTATTCGGCAACGGCGCAGGCAATATCTACGCACGAATTGCCAGCGTTGATGATTGGTTGCAGAAGCAGTATTGAATGCCCGAATTAAACCCGACATCTGAGGTATATTTAGAAGATTGCGTTGCTGGAATGAAACGCTATGCAGACAAACATTTTGACTTGGCAATAGTTGACCCGCCTTATGGGATTGGGGATAAATTTAAAGGAGGCAAAACTGGCAAAATGAACTTTAACGAAATTGTAAATAAGGATTGGGATAAAGTGCCAAGTGATGAATATTTTGCCGAACTGCAAAGAGTATCTAAAAATCAAATTATTTGGGGTGGTAACTACTTTAATTTGCCACCTACAAGATGCTTTATAGTTTGGGATAAAATTATAAGTGAAGATTTTAGTTTGGCTATGGCTGAACTGGCTTGGACTTCATTTGATAAACTTGCAAAGATTTATAAATTACAAGTTCCTAAAAATGGTAAAATACACCCTACTCAAAAGCCAGTTAAGTTATACGATTGGTTGCTTCACAACTATGCAAAGCCAAATGATTTGATTTTAGACACCCATTTAGGCTCAGGAAGTAGCCGGATCGCATCATACAAGAATGGCTTTAACTTTGTAGGATTCGAAATTGACCAAGAATACTTCGATAAACAAAACAGACGATTTCACGACTTCAAATCTCAACTAAGATTGTTTTGACCGAACTAAACGAAGCACAGCAACAAGCATACTACCTCCTTCATCATACCGACACGAAGGAGGTGCACATGGTTACGGGTGTTGGCGTTGGCAAAACATTCATGTTGGGCATGGCTTCATTACCTTTCCTTTCCATTCCAAACGCACGTGTGCTAATTTGCGCTCCCACCGTACCCATGATGAAGACTGCCACACTGCCAGGCATTGAATCGGCTTGGGCACAGATGGGATTGCGTCCTGATGTGGATTACGTCATTAACAAGCAGATGAAAGGTGTTAAGCCGTACAGCCGAATCGGCTCAGAGAACGTCATTACCTTTCGGTGGGGCAGTTATGGCGTACTGACCAGCCTTGATAATTACAACACCGTAAACGGCTCTGAATGGGATGCTATTGTCTGCGATGAAACAAGGGACATTCGAAACTTTGAATTTGCATTGGGTCGATTGCGTGCGAGGTTGCGTGGTCAGACCTTTAAGCGATTGGGATTAACTCACAAAATCATGACCGCAACAACTCCACCCGACAACGTGAAGTATTACCTCGAACTAAAGGAGGCGAGCCAAACCGAATCGAATCGAATCGCGATCGTTCAGGCAGAAAGTTACGTAAACAAGCACAACCTACCTGATGGCTACATTGAGCAATTAGAAGCCACATTAGACCCGCAGACCTTCAAGCGGGAAGTTTTAGCGCATCTCATAACTGCACAATCAAGTATTTATGCGTATGCCTTCACACGCAAGGTGCACGTAGGTGAATTTGGAGAGTTTCCGCACCTGCCAGTTTACGTATCAATCGACTTCAACGTATCACCCATGACGTGCGTTTATGCACAGCATACACCCGATAGAAAGACGATACGCATCATAGGCGAAGAGCGATTAATCAATAGCGACGTTTCCGAGTTATGCCAGCGCATATCGACACGCTACCCGAACCATCACCGCCTAATTTTCACAGGCGATGCAAGTGGAAGGAATCGGACTGCACACCAAAAGGGTATGACGAACTGGAAATTAATTAAGGGTTATTTAAAACTATCCGATGGACAGATACGATTACTTTCAGCCAATCCGCATAGTGTTGATTATATTGTATTGCTTAACTCCCTTCTATCCAAGCATGGCGACATTCAAATTAGCAACCAATGTAAATACCTCATTCAAGACTTGGAACTCGTCCAGCGTGGCGATAATGCCGAGAAGAAGCCACCTGATAATTTGACCGGTCACTTATTCGACTGCCTCGAATATTACTTGTGGACATTTCACCGCCAATTCTTGGATAGATTCGCAAAAATGGGTAAGTTTGCTGATGTGTAACTAAAACAATCATAACAATCATATTATGGAGCAGTTTAATCAGTCAGAAGAATACAAATATATCATATCTGACCTAAAGCAATTCGACATCATAAATGACGTATGCACATTTGAATGCTTTACTGATGGTATAGCGACATTCTCACTTATTAAAGATAAGTTTTATCATGAATTTTCATTTATAACAGATAGAGATTTTATGCGAGAAATGGAGGTCGATGAACTTCTTACATTAAAGGGGTTGATTTTTTTCGGGCATAGAATATTTAATTATGAAAATAATGAATGCAATGAGTTTTTAGATTCAATAACATGGACAATGAGGCGCCCATTTAAATTAAATTAATTCATGATTTCCCAAAACATCTACACCTCCACTGACGGCACGAATTGGTCAATGATTACCGACTGGTTAAACGTGCCAGCCGAGCGAGTTATCCCTGCCGACCTTGCCGTAAATCGGGCATCAATGGGATTGACAGGCAATAGGCTCGTTAAGGCATTCGAGGAAATCGAAGCCGACCTGAATACAGGCAATATCGTAAATGCCTATTCGAAATTCGACCAGTTAAAGAAGCGAGTGGCAGACATCCCAGACGAGGCATTGCTGATTGATATTGCATGCGTATTTGCGCTATTACCTGATGAAGATCCACACGATTATAAGCCGAGTCTAAACGCACGCAAGATTAAAATTTGGCAAGAGGATGAAGATTGTCGGTTTTTTTTTATAGTAAAAGCAGTGCGCTATATCATAGAATTGTCGGACATCTCAGACGATGTTATCCGTATGCATATCCTACAAAGACATTTGATGGAATCGAGCGAAAACCAAAAGACTATCTTCCCATTGACCGAAACTGGGCTGATGAGTACATGAACGAGTTGAGGTCAATTAACTGGATGCACGCACAGATAACGAAAGGTGTAATAAGTGAAACCGACCTGCTACTCAAGAAAGGAATTGACGAGTACGGCGCGATTCTCGATACGTACCGATATGACATACATTTAAAGCATCAATCAACGCAAGCGAAATGAAAAAACCATTATTCAATACAATTGAGAGGCAGATAATTCGTGCGAATGACTCATTATTTGCAATGGGGGCACTACTGCATATTGCGGTGTACAGATTTGAAAGGGAGTTACACAAAGAAATTAGAAGACTTGTTTCTAAGTTGTCATGATACCCACCAAAGTAGTACACTCACAAACGAAGCCAGCATGGAATGTTGTCGGCACGAAATTAGGCGGTAAGTACAAAATAGCAAGAGTGCCGTATGAATCTTGCAATGACAAAGAGATTGAAAGCCGATTGCGTAAAGAGGCATACACGCACGCAGTATTTATAAGCAACGCATTTAATGCACAAGCGAAATAGATAATTTCGTATATTTGTACCATCGCTACCCAAGCGAATAGGCGCTGAGCCATACAAAGGTTAAACTACAAACATCATGGCTCAGAACATAGTATTTAAGATTACTGCGGATACGTCAGGATTTGATGAAGGACTGAAAAAGACAGGCACGGCTGTTGATGATGTCGGGAAGAAAACCAAGAAAGCAACGGAAGAAGTTGGCGTGTTTCAGAATGCCTTGGGTAAAATCGGTGGAGTTGTTGCAGGTGCGTTTGCGGTGAGTTCAATAATCGCATTCGGTAAAGAGGTTGCCAAAACCCGTGCAGAAATCGAATCCCTAACCACTCGAATATCCGATATAAAGGGTAGTCAAGAGGCCGGTAATAAAGCAATGGACGAATTGCGACAAACGGCGAATGCACTTGGTATCGAATTTAAACAACTTGCAACTAATTACGCTTCATTCGTGGGAGGTGCGAAAGCGTCGGGTATGGAGATAAGCAAAGCCGAGAAGATATTCAAGTCAATGACCATTGCGATAAAAGGCAGTGGTGCAAATGCTGAAACGGCAAACCGAGCATTTACGGCATTGACGCAGATGATTGGCAAAGGCAAAATACAAGCCGAAGAATTACGGGGGCAATTGGGCGAAGCTATGCCGGCCGCTTTTGGCATAATGGCAAAGTCATTGGGTGTGACAACACAAGAACTTGATAAGATGATGGCATCTGGCAATTTAATTGCATCCGAAGTATTGCCAAAATTTGCCAAAGAAATGGAAAACGCATACGGGGCAAATGCTCAGAAAATGGCTTCGGGTCTGTCATCCGAAATTGCACGCATGGGCAACAAGTGGGATGAGCTTTTGGAAACCGTTGGGCGTACGGGTGCAATTGAAGCATCTATATCATTACTAACTTATGGCATAGAAGGACTATCTGCATCGGTTGCAATGCTTACAGGTCAGTGGGCAGAATACCAGCAAGCCGTAATTAATGCAGAGCGAGCATCACAATTAGATGCAGAAGGCAAGCGAATTGATGCACAAATTCAGAAGCGAATCGAAACATTAAAGCAGGCGGGATTAACAGAGGATGAAATTAATCAGGAACTGACCGCATCGTATAATAAATATGTTGAGGAGGTTGAGGAGGGCGACAGGCGAATCGAAGCAAGCCAAAAGAAACTATTTGGAGGAGGCATTGTAATTACAGAGCAAAGTGTTCGTGAATTAGAACTAAAGCGTGCGACCCGTGATATATTACTCGATTCAATTAATTCCCTAAAAGATACGGGCGTTGTGCAAGCGAGTAACACTAAACTAACCAAGGATGAACTGCGTGCAATTGAAGCACTGCGCAAAGAACGTGAACGTCTAAACGAACTCGAATTAGACCGATTACTTCAAGCGACCCAACTATCCGCAATCGACCCATTTGAGTACCAAATAGCAGAAGCAACATTTGATGCCGACATAGAGGAGAAGCGTGTCAAGGCTGAGAACAAAATGCTTGACGAAGTATTTAAAGCGAACGAGCAAGCATTAGCCGAGCGACATCAGTATGGTGAAATATCGGAGGAAGATTACTTGCGTAAACGCCTCGAATTATACGAGCAGTTCGGTAAGGATGTGCGTAAAGTTGAGGCTGAGATAACGGAGTACGAAAAGAACTACTCCAAAGAACGCACGAAGCAAACATGGACAGAAGCACAAACACGTGAGTTTGCATTGAGTCAAACGCTGAACACCATGGACGCCCTAAACAATGCCTACACAATATCCCAAACCAACCAACTTCAAGAGCAATTAGAGAAGGGGTTAATCGGACAAGAGCAGTACGAAGCCAGCCTGCGTAAGATTAAGCGCAGGCAAGCCGTATTGGATAAGGCAGGCGCATTGTTTAATATTGCAATCAATACGGCACAGGGTGTATCCTCTGCTGCGGGTTCGGTTTTAGGTTTACCACTTGCACCAGTAATTGGCAAACTGGGTGCAATACAAGCAGGTATCGTATTAACCACACCCATACCGTACAACAAGGGAACGAAGAAAGTACCTATGATGCGCGGTGCGATTAGGGGCAAGGATTCAGTTCATGCCATCCTCACTCCGAACGAGCGTGTAGTACCGGAGGACATCAATACTCAGCCAGGATATTCTGCACTCATGGATTTAGCGCATGACCGCAAAATATCCGATAAAGAAGCAGGTTTCATTGCTAAACTTGCAACAGGTGGGGTGTATGCAAGTCAAAATACGGCTGAAATGGATTACAACCAACTCGGCAAATCAATTGCCAAATACATACCGCATACCGATGTGCGAATTGACCATAACGGTATTGCAGTAATTACCGATAGAAGCCACGCCAATATGAGCCGATTAAAAACACGACTATGAGTATGTCATTACAAGTAAGATTAAACGGCACACCAATACGTGGCAGGATAGACGGTCTGGAATCGTTCAGTGTAACGTATAGCCGAGACGAATCCACGGGTGCAACTCAGAAGGCATACACGAATGAATTGAAATTTTTCGATGATGGATTCGACCTTATTTTTAACACCCTCGTAGCAAGCCAGCAGGGATTATATCGATTTATTAAAGTTCAGATATGGGATGAATGCTGTAATGACTTCATCTATCAAGACTTCATAATTAAAGGCGACTCGGTCGATTACTGCACAGGCGATTGTTTCGTAACGGCACGAATGACGAGAGAGGATGAGGATGAACGCATTTACGATTGTTTCAAGCGTACTCCGATAACGACAGATTTGGAGAACCCTGATGGGAGTTTTAATCAGTTTCATTGGTTAGTAGACCCGACTAAAGGAATCAGCATACCACAAATTGAATACTGTAACGATACAAAGCCGGGCTTCTTAGTCGATATTGTCATGGTTATTGCAACCGTTCTGTTTTGGTTCATAGGCGTATTGGGGCAGATATTAAATGCCATTGTCGGCAACAACAACCCCGTAACGGCACTATCAATATACCTTCAAGAAATTATATTTGGATGCGGTAGAAAGCACCCCAGCCCACGAATAGTTGATTATATCGAACAGGGTGCGAAGTATTGCGGATGCACAGGACAGCCATCATTTTGGAGTTCGTTCCTATCCGACCCAAATTCGTTTTATACATCAACCCTGTATTTTTACGCACCGATAAAGCCCGGACTGCGCAACCCACCCCGATACATTGTCGAGAACAGACCAAGAGAAACCATAACCGAATTTCTTAACAAGGTTGCAAATAATTACAAATCAAAATGGTGGATTGAAAACGGGCAATTAAAAATGGAGCGGGAGGATTATTACCTAAATGCACCTGTACTACTCGATGCAATTGCCGAATCTAAGCGTGGCAATATACTCAACGGTGCTTGCTTTAAATATAATGAAGGCACACTGTATGCAGGTCAGCGCATCAGGGTTGCAGATGATATGTCAGAGGGTTGCGGTACAAATAGTGTTGAATTATATTCATCAACATTTGACTATATCAAAATTTATAATCAGCCATCGGGTTCAGAGGCGTGGCGTGAAATGATTGACGTAAACCTGAGTTATGCACCCGTAAGATTTGGCAATGACCAGAACCCACCATCAACACTGAATAGGATTCAGCAGGGTGTGCTATTTAATTTATTCCACTTTATTTGGGGGCCGGGATGGCAGAACTATATTGATTTGCCCGTAATTCAAAAAGATGAATTTGCCATACCGAAATACTACGAATGGGATACGCAGTCATTAACAAGTGCCCGTGCAAGGGCTGAGAATATTGTATTATTCAATAAAATAACGGGACAAAATGTTCAGACCGCATTTAGGCAATTCAATCCGAGGTATGTGATTTCGTATAAAGACAATGTGGTACAGAATACATCCAATATCTACAAGGATTTCCACATCATCAACGACCCCACCCAAAACCCATACCGCTTTTGGGATTATGAAATAGAGGCGAAGATGGATTGTGTAATGGTTAAAAACTTGAGCGTTAATAGAACGGTCAGAATGCAGACCCCATACGGCACAACGGTTCAGGGTAAAATCAATACAATCATTGCCAATTTTGGCGACAGAACAATAAGAATTACAGGCGAATTTTAACAAAGCATGGCAAACAGACATATTATAGATATAGGCGTAAGTGGTGCGAGTTTCGATGTGAACCTCGGACGCATTTGCGATGGCGATACAATCGACTTGCAGTTCTGCAATTCCGATGGCGTGCATACGTACTCGTTTAGTTGCACCTGCCCTGCATTTACGGGATTGCCCGCAACGGAGGATTTTGATTCCTGCGAGTGCAACACCTACACACTGACTTACGTTGGCGATGGCGTGCCCGGTATTGGGTCATGTACTATATTGGTTAGCCGTAGCGGTGGTAACGTGGTGCGTGTTAATTTGACATGGGAGGAAGTATATTGTGAACTGACTACAACGTCATGGTCATTAGATGATGCGAGTTCAATTGTCGATATTGACAACAGCACATTTAATGCTGACTGCGATGTATTTCATGGCTCATGCATGGCTAACCGAAATACATTTAGTATAACACACACGCTTGCACAGCCATTGGTTGTAGGCGATGAAATATATTTCAGTCAGTGGCTATTTGCTCAGATTGTAAATTGGACGTATCAAGATTACCCCGTTGCAGGGTGGAAGTATAGGGTGTGTTTATTCACTCCCGAAGAAGGCGAACCCAGTGTTGATGGCACATTTCAGATGGAATGGTATGGTGAGCAACCGAGTGAAGAGAACAGCGCACAGACCCCTTATATTGGGTGTGTAATTGCAAGCGGGGGTACGAGTTTAACCATCACAATTCAGTTCAACATGCCTGCCGATACGACACAACCAGCAGGTAATAACTTCATTGCGAATCATGACGTATTGCTCAAGAATAGCGTGCGGAATGGTTTAATAATTAATAACGAGTCTGAGAACTCTGTATATCGGAATCCGAAATACATGACATGGGCAACGGTTGTATATCGCACAATCGGAGCAGTGTATCAGGATGCCATATTCTCAATTAAGGCAGAGTTACCATTTTATAATGAGCCGAGTGTAACTGCATCACCAATGCGATTAACATTAAATAGTGTTACATTGGCACGCACTGCAACGGGTACGGCAACGGATTACCTCAGCACTACACGACCTACTTCGGTTGTAGTCGATTTCGATTACATAAGCGGTAATATTTCGGGTACGCCACCCGATGCGATGTGGGTGTACATGATTAGGAATGATGCACAGAATAATCAATTAGATTATTACGAGAATTACGAATACGAGCAAGCCGACTTGAGTACGCTAACAGGTAGCACCAACATTACACCAACGGTTGCGCCTGTAAATATAAGTGGTGATAATTTTCAAGCCGAGTTTGATGTCAGCGCATTGCATCCCGAATTGGAAGGAGTTAATGGTGTATCGCTTAATTACCGCTTCATATTTGTGGCAATTAGTACAATTGACCAAGAAACTCGAAGCACGATTACTCCGCAACCTATTCAGTTAATTAATTACGATGATGAAGCCATGCCGTTGGGTAGTTTGGATTTGGTTTGGCGCACGGTTGAACAGGAATATATTGGTACGGTTCAAACCTTACGTGATGTGCCTGTTAATATGGATTTGGAAGCCTCATTGCGCCTCGATTTAACGGCAACGAATGCCGAGTTAAGTGCTAAGACAGGCGGGTTGCTAAGTGATGCAAGAGAGGCATTACAGGCGGTTAGATTGGATGTGTATGAAGAGAACCCATTGACAGGTAATTTGCTACTTGACACGATGTTCTTTCAACCGCAGGCAAAGAATACATGCGGTGCGATATTTACGGAGGAGGGCATGGTATCGCAGGGAAGTGGCGGTAATATCGAAATGACATTTCCATTTACGATACCCGACAACATCTATCGCAACATTGGCAGAGAGGGGTTATTCCAGCGTGTAGATGGTCAATTTCAGCGTGTGCCAGTTGTGGATGCGAGTTTGGATTGTGTCATTGCAACGCAAGTAAATCAGTGTAATTTCGGGACGAGTTTTGGCACGATGCAGAGTGGGGTGGTGGGAGCGCAATATAAAGGCATGATGGTCTATGTACCTACAACAACAGAGGTTTGGTCAATTGACAATATTAATGGCGAAATTCATATTTTCGACGCAAACTCATTTACTTTTGTAACTGCGATTTCATTTAGCCCATTAACAGACCCAAGGTATTGTGTTTATTGTCCTGCAAACAATTGCGTGTATGCGAGTTCAAATAATGGTAATATAGTTTATTGCATTTCAGTTTCTACTCGTTCAATTATTGCATCAATATCAATTGGTGTACCTATTGATACAACATTAGGAATGAAGTACATTTCACAAACGCAGGAGTTAATTGTAGCCAATGGGAATGCAAATACAATTGAGCGCATCAATGTAAATACAAATACGGTTGTGGGTGCACCTATTGCCTTAGGAACAGGAACAACGCCACAGCAAGTTGAATTTATTTCATCTATTAACGAAATATGGGTAGCGTGCCAAGGTAGCACAAGTGTTGAGCGAGTAAACTACACAACCCTTGCACACATTGGTACAATTGCCGTAACGAGCGCAGTTGCAATTAAATTAGTTGGTACTGATGTTTGGGTAGGGAATACGAGCATAGATGTAATTTCAACAACGACCCTTGCAATAGTTCAATCAATTGCAATTACACAGACATTTACTTTTTTTACTGAATTTGGAGGCGTAATTTATTATGGGGACTCGGTCGGCACAAATGTAATTGGCTACGACACGCAATCGTACAATGTCGTAACCAACCTATTTGTAGCAACAGGGTCTTTACCTACATTTATTTTACTTGCAAACGGGTGTATTTACGTTGGTAGTGGTGTTGGAGGTGCAGACACCATCTACCTATTCGATGCCGACTGCCAGCAACAATTACCGCCTTTCTCAATGCGGAACAGGAATATTATTTTCGATTGGCAAATGGAATTTCAGATATTCGACAATACTGAAATTTATCACGCATTTCAAACGATTGAAAGACCGCAAGGCGTTACCGAGTTTTCAAAAATTAACCCCGCCGACTTCATAACCGATATTGAGGTAGAATACCCTGACGACCCTACACCTACACCAATCCCAATTGGCGATGCCGACCCTTGCGCTACAACAGGAACAATCAATGTAAATGCACAATGGGGCGGTTCAACCATTAATCGTCAAATGTTTGGGGTAGCTTTGGAAATAGTACCATTCAGGGGAGGCATGTTATCGCCCGAATCGGCACAGCCAGTTGCAGGTAATATCATCATACCTGTAAATTCGCCTTTCATCAGGAATCTATCGCCACAATTCGGAGTGAATGCAGACATCAATTTTGACATTGATTATCCCGAATTGCCAATACAAGGCGATTACGAAATAAAACTTCACTTTTTAATTAGACCATAATTATGGGAATAGCAATAAATCATGACAGCGTGCCAATAGGAATAGGTACAGGTGTTGCAGTTGGGGTGTACGATATTGTCGTACCACTAGGAGTAAATAATCCATGCAACGTGTGTGAGCCTATAATTCAGGATGAAATTATCTGCAACCTTACCGATGCATGGAATTTAAATCTATGCCCGAATGACTTCTGCTTCAATCAGCCCGTTGCAAAAGGGGACTGCCTTAGTTTTCAATTCCAATATCAAAACACCAAAAATGCACCACGCCCAATTAGCATATTCAGCAATCAGACCACGCCTAATTTCATCACGTTCGGTTGGTATCATTACTCGCTCAATCCGACTAATTTCACCATTCGGGCACGCCTATACGATGCCTGTACGGGTTTGGAGTTCACCGTACCAGCGCCAACGGTTCATAACTACGCAGATGATATGATTCAGCAGGCAACCGTATTTCTTGATTTAGATAGGGATGCATCAAGCCGTACACTGCCGAACTCTGCATATTACAGATGGGTGCAGAATATTAATTTATGCTTACCTGCAACCCTTCCTGCTAACTTCCCATCACAATTCTATTTCATGTTCACGATTACGCCATTTACAGGCTCACCGTTCAACATATTCAGTCAAACCTATGAAGTAGCACGCTGTGAGAACACAATTCAATTTGAGGGCGTTTACAGCACCACAGACTGCTTTGGATATACTTACTCAAACCCGACAATTAAAGACCCGACTAATACGAATTTTGGCGAACAGAAACCATTTCCTTCGCAGGTCTTAGCCGTTAATAATCTTGTTGGTACTCGTAACTCAAGCGGGGCAACATACCGCAACCTGCACCGATTCTATGGCAACGTTGAGCAAGTCGGACACTTCATCGAGAAGGATATACCCGAAAGGCAATGCTTCAGTATAAAGACAAAGACGTACCCACTATTCCGAGTGCGCCTCAAGCCATGCCCGCCTTACGTCGCACAAATTTGGAACAACAACATGAGCGGGTCGGTTGGATTATTAACAGGATTGGGCAATGCGCCCACAATTCAAGTTCAGCCACAAGCAGGAGCAGACAAGAACAATGACAATTCGCAGATGTGGATAATTGATACCGAATTACGTGGGTGTGATTGTTTGGATTATCAGCAATGTTAATGTAACTTTGCATCGGTTACTTTTTTTCGTGATTGTTTAAAAGGTTGGCGTCCGCATAAATTAATTTTTGTGCGGGCGTTTTTATTTCGTATATTTGTACCAATTCAAAGCGCACCCAGCGCATTAGGCTAATTGCCATATAATAGGTTTCATTTCAGTTCACATTTAACACTTATTAATATGCCATTATCCTGTTCAGGCTGTACCGTTGTAGTTCCAGCCTTATCCGCAAGTTGCGGAATCAACAAAAAGCCAGGCGGTATTCCTTATCTCGCATTTGTAGCGTGTGATGATGCCACTATTCAAGCGACACCAACCGACTTGTCTGTATGGCAGGCTGCGGTGAGTGCAAACGATGCAAGAGTAATTAAAGGGTTGTTAGGTTCTTTGCCCGAACCAAGTATCAATGAGGTCAGAATGCAGTCATGTAATGCCGAACAATTGACAGGCAAAACATGGACGCTGAACATCATGGATTATGATTTCACTGAGCAAGTTGGCCCGCCCGTCGTATTCGAAAAAGAAGCATTCTACAATTCAATCCAAGCAAATCCAAACGTGTACAATTTGTATTACGGAAGTTGTGATGGCAGAATGTGGAGAGTTGATAATTTCACCTTGGTAATGAATCCCGTTACACCCGACAATAACCAAGAGTCTAAGCACATGGCAGTAACGATTAAATTCACTGGCTTGACGCAAGGCACTCAATTCGTATTTGATTTAGGTACAGTATAATCCCTGCTCTGATGCCAGCAATTGACACAGGGTATGGCTTTTGGTTCGACTCCGAAGCACGTCCAGACGGATGGCTTCGGGGCGCATCAGAGTTTTACTCCATGATAGTTCATACGCAGGGTCATAATCCTGCGAAGTTGCTATTTCTGCAACGCCCGAACGAGTCGGATGAAATTCTGAATTTCAGACTGAATAACTTCGAACCCATTACGATGGATGCCATCAATAGAGCTATGAATGAAATATTCTACCCTATTGGCGAAGCACCATTTAATGTCTATGTAGATGAAGATACCGAGGCATATCTTGACCGCCCGATATTCGGCAACACAAAGGCGTACGGAACAGGTAAGGATTATTATGAGTACATGTTCCATGACGTTGCACCTCGTGTTATATCAGACCCCAATGGGTATCTTACATGGTTGCCAGCGGGTGAAGGAGTTGAGGATGCGAGTGTACAGCTCGAACCCAAGCCATATCAAATTTATTGGGTTTGTATAACCGAATTAAATGAAGACCGCATTACATTTTACAAACCCGAAGATAGGTTCTATTTTGAGGATGGTACAGCAGGTCGGGTATTCATTACTATTACTCGTGATGCCTATTACAAGCATACCGAATATAAATTAAATTCGAGTACCAAACGAGGCGAAACATCATTTAATACTGAGCCTTGGTATATTCACAACTTGGGTGAAATACCAATTGTATTAAATGGTGGATTATCCGCTACAAGTATTGGCAGGTACGACCACAAGACACGTAAAGCCCTGTTTGGCGAACGGGATTACGGCAGTTGGATGCCGTACACAGAAAACAGAGGTGCATTCGATTTGAATGACCTTGGCATGCCTCAATTCATTGATTATTATAAATCCTTCTTATCGGGATTTATAGCCTACGGAAACGAAGCACTCAAAGCATTTGACGACTGGAAGGCATCACGCCTGATGACAGGCTATCCGCAGGTTGTTGAGAAGGAAATGCCATGCAATGCGCAGGGTTGCGATAACGGATGGATATGGGATGCAGAAGGTGAGAACAGACGCAAGTGTGGCAGTTGCAATGGTAGCGGTACAATCAGCGTTCGCAGTCCTTATGGCAAGTACATTGTCAAAGTACCCGACAGCACAACGCTTGACAATCAAACATTAGTAGATGAACCGATTTCGTTCGTACAGCCTCCCGTTGAAGGACTGCGGTACATGGGCGAAACGTGGGAAATGCTAATTAAGAAAGCCGAACAAAGTATTTATCAATTATTCAATGAAGGTGTACAGAGTGGCGATGCCAAAGAGGTAGATAGGGAAGGCAAATACACATTGATTAAGATGATTTCCGACCACATGTTTAAGCATATTATCTGGAATCATTTGTGGATATTAATTAGATTAAGAAACATCGTCAATCCTGAAATGCCTATCGTTGTTGCACCGCAATCATTTATGATTCGCAATGAAGCCGACTTGATTGATGAATTGAAGCAATTAAACGAAGCCAATGCGCCAATTCAGGTAAAGATTCGTGCACAGCGTGAATTAGTAAAGAAACGCTATAGTGGTGAAGCCGAAGCAGAGCGGATGCTGGATGCCGTTATTTTGTTTGATTCGCTGTATGGTCAAAGTAGGGAGGATATTGAATCTTATGAAAGGATGGGGCAAATCGACTCAAGTGTAATTCAGAAGCACATACTTGCAGACAGCATCGTCTATAAACTCATTAGCCGTAATGGTGCGGAATGGTTGAGTAAGAGTGACGATGAATTACTTGCCGACATGAATGCCGAATTTGCATTAGTTGCCAAACCTGCAAGGACTGAAATTATTATACCCGAATAATGTCACCCGAAGATAAAATAGAGCAGATATTAGATGATGCACTTGCACAGGTTCAATTCGGGTCGGATGATGCCACTAAGAAGATGGTGACGGCATTATCTTCGTATGTCAGCACATTCCCCAATGCTGATGGCAAATTCATCATGGAGGGCGCAACAGAGTACTTGCAACGGATTAATGTAATCATAGCCGAAGCGATTAACAACAGTGCTTATCCGAGTGCCGTTGCCCAGTGCGTGAGAAGTATTGATGAAATAACCGAACTATCTCAGCAGGTATTAACTAACTACAACCCGAAAGTTAAAATTGACTTCGATAGATTAGGCGTGAGTCAAATTAGAACGGCACAAATTGAAACCATTGTCAATAACATGACAGGCGATTCACTGACTGCCGAAATACGTCAGCCAATTCGTGAAGCATTACAGAGGAATGTATTTGCAGGTTCAAAATTAACCGATACACGCAATTACATATCTGACTTCCTCAACAAACAGGAGGGGCAGAAATATGCACGATTAACCCGTTACGCAATGACATGGGCGCAAGACGGCATCTTGCAATATGATGGTCAAATCTATGACCAATTCCGCACGACATACGGCACAAATTACGTCAGGTATATCGGTTCATTGATTGGCGATTCCCGTCCGCAGTGCATACGATGGATTACTAAATACGATGGCAAAATACCAGTCGATAAATTGCAAGCCGAAATAAATTGGGCATTCACGCAGGGCAGTGGTATGAATTTAGCAACAACTACATCTTCATTCTGTACCTACCGAGGCGGGTATAGATGCAGACACAAAGCTATCCCCGTATTTGAACCCGACGACAATGAATAAACTTCCATTAATTATAGTACAAACAAGATGTTACAAATTTCTAATTTTTCTAAACTGAAACGCACCATTGTTTGGATGCTATTCGGTATTATGGGCTATGCAAATGTATGCGCCCAATCAAGTGACACGATATACATTACGAGTACATCAGCACTCGTTCAATTGCAGTGGCGAACCAATGTAAAGAATATACTCGTTACGGGTATAAATTGCGATACTGTTGTTGCATACGGGCAAGGCACTCAGATTATAATTAAAGACGTGCAAGCCGAAGTACAGCGGTTTAATATTGCCAATTTTATCTTCAAAATCAATGGCAGTGTTGTAACTGGTTCAAGTGCTATTTATACCGCTATTAATAATCTCAATTCAGGTGTAACCAAGTCGCTAAAGGTATTTCACACATACCGAATTGTATCGGCTGTACCAAGTACGCAAGATGCTAATACAACCTATCTTGTGGGCGACCAAGACAGCATATTAATTGATAACCTTGACGGTAACGCTGATAAATTATACAAGGTACAAATGATGCTTGTAAATCCCGGCAGTAATGACCTCATGACATTGCGAATTAATAACGTAGCAACGAACTCGTATGATTACCGATATGCATACGCTGGCAGTACGAGTACGCAGGTCGCAAATAATACAGGCAGGATTGGGTTAGGTAGTGTTCAGAATGGGAACTCGCTTACTACATTGACTCTATACCTCTATGCCGAAACAGGTGTGAATAGAATTGCGGAGTGGCAACAAGGAATTACACAGGCATCACAAGCCACCGTTGGACTGCCATTAATTGGTAACGGCGTATGGAAGAATAACAGCACAAATATCACTTCGCTCCGATTCGGGTCAGATACATTTGGCGTAATTGATTTCGGAATTGGCACGGTAGTTTATGTGTACAAATTAATGTAAATTGCATCACGTTATGATTGAAATAAATAAATATTACAGAGTTGCCACATCGGTCGGAATGCGAACCGTGAAGGCTCAACAACAGGTTGCCGTTGGTGTATTTCACGGCATTTATTCCTTATCTGATTGCCTTGTATTGGGCGATAACGAGGACATACAGATACCCAATGATTCACAGGAGGCAAGCAATGAGCAAGCACAAATTTGGGAGGACTGGTATAATGGCTAATCACATAAATGGAAGTCCTGACAATTTATGGGAATACCTCGTATCAATATTGTTCAGTGTTGGCTCACTCGCATGGGCGCACTTCACTAATACCGATGGATTGTTTTTCAAAATAATTGTTGCCCCTGCCGTTGCGGGTTCGGTCGGTTATTTCGTTGTGAAGTTTTGGAAGTGGATTTTAAAAGATAAATCGTAAATTTGTAATAATTCTTAAACACAATAAATATGAAAACACTATTTTCCTTCATTCTCTCAGTGCTCCTTATGGTTGCTACCATTCAAGTTGAAGCGCAAACCCGTGATACCCTTACCGTGTCGCAAAATGCAAGTACAAAGGTAATTACTATTCAATCGCAGAAGTCAGGTGCATTGAAGGTAAATCCTTATGATTACATCGGCAGAAACAACGTAATCGCATCCTACTCGACAGCGGGTACAGATACGATGATAATTCTT